TTGTAAAGGAACTTGCCCTTTTCGCCATAAACAGCAGTACCTGCATAAGCATCAAACGAATCGACGCCGTCCCATTTGGTAATTGCTACTGGGGTACCAGCAACGATCGGTCCAAAGTTATCAGCAGAGGTACCAGGAGTACCGTTAACACCCGGCACAACAACAACCGCCATCGATTTGAAGCCGAGAGCGTTTGCACTGTCGCCGCGAAGAAGATCAGCACCAGTAACGCTTGCACCCGAACCATAAAGATAACGAATTGCGTATGCGTAACCGGTAGGACCACTCATCGGCTGAACGCCAACGATTTCGTTAGCAAGAAGCTGAGGGAAAATACGACGTACGGCAGGAACGAGAACAGGGTAGAAAGGTGCCATATCACCAGCGACGTTACCAGATGTCTCGGTAATGTAACCTTCCTGGTTCTCAAGAATTTGGGCCATTGCTTCCATATCTTTAACAATAGGAGCCTTTTTGCCTTCGGCTTTCAGAAGACCATCCCATTTTTCTAATAGTGGATTCATATCAGTGTTTCTCCTTTAAACTGAAATGTTGTTTTTGTGTTGTTCTTAAAAATATTTATAAAACCTGGTGTAAATGTTTCAGATTTTAGAGTTTGTCGATATAACTCTTCATTCTGTCTGGGATGATTGTTTCTGGAACTTCCTCATTTGACTCTTCGATCTTAACAGCAGGAACAGTGACGATGGCGTTGGCAAGAAGAATGTTCAACTTCTCGGCAAATTCAACTTCTTTGCCTTCTTCAAGTTTCACGGTACCAGCAAGTGCCTTGAATTTCTCTTTACCCATGTCTGTTTCAATACCAGCAAGTTTCTCGTCAATGAGGCGTTCTGATTTGAGACGCAGAACTTCTTTACGAGATTCACTGAGTTCTTCTGTACGAGTGTTGAGTGTAGTTTCAAGCGAACCAATTTTTGAAGATTCCTCGACAACCTTCTCATCAAGGCTAACGTGGAAGTCATTGACTACGCCACTGAAAATACCAAGAACGCGCTCAGCAGTTTCAACCTTAACAGACTCAGCAATACCGACTTTGTTTTCTTTCATGTACTCATCGACAAAATAGGTCAGATACTCATCAACTTTTTCCACGAGTTCGGCTTTGAATTCCGCAATCTCTGTTTTGTTTGCTTCTTCGAGCTTTTGCTCTTTATCGGCAATGGCAGAATTAATTGCACTTTCAAAAATCGTGGAGAGTTCGAGTTTGACATCATCGGTCAATAGTTCAGCAGAAATTTTCTCGAATAATTTTTCAAGCATTGTGTGCTCTCCTTTTTCCTGTGTGTGATTTAAGAGTTCTATAACAAACATCTTTAAAATTATATTTATCTAGAACTCTTATTTTTTAATGTTTTGTGCCAATCATGGTAAGAAGATCACGGAAAACCTTAACAGTAGCCGTTCTGATGTCTTCTCTTGCATATTGGTTTAGATTGTTTTCAAGTTGTTCGATTTCTCTCTCAACAAGAATTCCGTTTTCAAGAACCCACTCTTTCCCTTGGTGAGACTCGAGAATACCTTCAACGAATGCAGAAGGAGCTGAAGGATCAGCAACGATGTCAACGGTGATTAAGCGATAGTCACCTTGAACAACATTGTTCTTCATTGTACCAACACCGCGTGAAGATACTCCTAATTTAACACCTTCATCAATCAGACTTTTTGCGATCATTCCCATCGGAGTATTCATCAGTACGGATTTACCGAACCCAATATTTTTGTCCATTCGCATTTCTTTAATGAGGTGAGATACGCGATCGAGATTGATGTCAGTTGTAGATGGATGACCTAATTCACCCATTGCCCGATTTTGGGCCACTCTTGAATTTACATAAGATTGTACTTGGCTCTCAAGAACTTTCAAGGGATACGTTCTACCGTTCCCATTTTTTACATCCGCTTCTACATAAGGACCTTGGATGTAGTATTTCTTTGGTGTAACCTTTCCTTCCTCGAGAGCTTCTCCACCCTCAATCAGATTCTCTACTGATTGAAAGTCAACGCATTCTTTAAGAAGCTCGACCTTGGTCATGATTTACTCCTCCTCTGGTTTTTTGAAGAGATTCTGACGAATCTCATCGGCGGCATCTTTCACTGCATCAGACACACGATCACGAATTACATCCGCAATAGAACCCTTGAATGTTGCATAGTCTTTATCAGCAGCAGCAACAATTGCTTTTCCAAGAGTTTCTTTTTCAGGAACACCGGTGTCATCTGTATTTGGTACTTCAGCATTTTCATTTTCCATCATTAAATCTCCTTCGATGTTTATTTTATTTATCAGTTCATTAGACAAAACTGACTAAAGCTTTCTTTGGTTTCTTCTCATCACCTTCGTCGCCGTAATCGCCGTCCTCTTTATCGCCCTTATCTGATCCTCCTTCTTTCTCTTCTTTCTTTCTCTGTTTCTTGATATCCCTAATTTCCTCGTCAGTTTGTGCAAGGATATTTCTCTTGACATATTCCTTGGAGTAATAACCGGCTTCCTCTAATGCAATAACACGTTCAGCAGTTGCAACCCTCATCTCAAGAATCTGTAGTCTTTTAATCTCTGCATATTCATTGTTATTTGCATAGTTAAATTTAATCTTTTCTTGAATCAACGACCAATCTTCAAATGTCATAACCTTTCTTGCGATAAGGTCCTTCTTGAGGAGATCGACGAATAGGTTATTAAATTTCCGTCTTAGTTTAAGAACGAACTTGAAGAATTTTAATTCATCTCTTTCGATATCAAGAGTGTTGCCGATGACAACCTTTGTTTCACCGCTAACACGAGACTTTGGGACGTTGAGAGCACGATACACCTTACCAACAAAATAGTCAATGTCGGATAGATCTTGCATTCCCCCACCTGTGCCCTGGAGGGTATCAATCTGTGTTCCTTTACCCGAAGCAGTTCTTGGAAGCCAGAAATCCTCAAGAATAGACATTGATTTATGTTTGTTCTCAATCGTGCCGGTTTCAATGTTATAGATTTTCTTCTGACGATATTTGGCGATAAGATTTTTGATGTATTCTTCCGCCTTTGTTTTCGGAAGATTGCCGGTATCAATGTAGAAGACTCGTTTTTCTGGTGATCTTGTGATCCTAAAGATGACGATGGAATCCTCAATCAAATAAAGCTGATTGATTGACTTAACTGCTTTGTTAAGGTGACTTAGAGGAATGTTTTTATCCTCTCCATAAACACCACTATTGATGCTGGCAATCTGTTCATCTAAAAAGATTTTTTCTGATTTGTTATAATCATCACGAATATTATAAGTTGGTTTTTTGGCAATGAACCATTTCATCTGACCCGTCGTGGCGTCTTTATATTTGAAGAGGTTAAACGGAGCAAGATGGATTAGTTTTTTGATACCTTCCTGAATTTTTGCATTGTCATAAACAACTTCAAAATTCAAAGAACCATCAACATACCACTGACGGAATAGATCTTCGCCGTTGACATTGAAGTCTAGCATATATAGAATTTTTTCAAATGATTCTATGATTTTATCTTTGATCTTGTCACCGACCTCAAGATCACTTAGATCAAGATCAATGACTTTCTCTAATTCAGAATAAACAATAGCCTCGCCGCATATCTCCTGTAAAGCTTCGTCGACCTCTGGGTACTGGGAGATTCCGCGCCACTTTCTGATTAGTTGATTTCTCATACTAACCTTATGTTCCGTTTCACCGAGAATACCAGAAGCACTATAATTGCCAAACGGATCATAGGAAATATGATCATGTTCAACATCACCGCGATCAGATGTTGTAGACGGCGTCCCACCTGTCTCAATCGCTGCTTCTTTGTCGCTATAGATAGGTCGTTTTAAAATTTCCATCAAAGAACTAAACATATGTGTTTATCCAATCTTCTTTAAATTTTGAATCCACGAGAACGTCTTGCAAAACGAGCACGATATCTCTTAGTCTGAAGTATGTCATCCCATTGCTCTTGTGGAATTTCAGTCAAATTTGTAATGCGATCAATCCTATATCTTCTGATAGCCTTCATTGCCCACTGTAATCGTTTTACCTTTTTGATTTGCATATAGAATACACGAGCAACCGAAAACTTTAATCCCTTGCTTGTCATATATTTTCTATCAAATAAATCCATTATGAGGTCAATGAATTCTTGACGAACTGCTGGGTGTAACCAGTGGATATTAATTGCCAGCATTGTTCTTGATTTAATATCAAGCGGTATGATAACGGGTGCTTTGTCAAAAATATGAATAGTCTTGATCGTCACTGGATTATTATAGCGAAAGTAGTACATGTGCTTATATTCAAGTTTGGGCGCCATTATTAACCTCTTTGTTAATATTTAGATGCATTTATTTAATAGCTCTATTAATATTTATTCACTATCATATAAATGGAAATTCTTTTTCAGTAATAACTTCAAAGAAAAGTCTTTTACCCTGATCCCTTGCCTGTTGGCAGAGTTTTTCGGTTGCTGCCCATTTGTTTTGATTCTTGATGTATGTCGCGACTGCTTTATAATATCTTGCAGTTTTTCTTTGTGGCATCTTTGGTTCAAACTTTTCCTTATTCGGTTTTATCTCGATCAAGTATTCTGTTAAGACACCATCGACCCCACGAACCCGCATCCAAAAATCCATGAAATAACGATGTTGTTTTCCATCTACGTCATAGATATAAGGGATGATTACCTCTTCACAATTCCATGCTATAACATCCTCTTTCCTATCAAGCCATTGGGCAAATTGAATCTCCCAACCGCTGCGTAGTGTAAGAGGTGCATTAGCATTATTTGTTTTGTACTTCTGTGGATTTTTTAGATATTTTCTAAAATCCTGGATTTTATAAGTACCCATTATAACAGATCTTTAATGTTCACCATCTGACCACCTTTACCGTTGGTATCAAATTTTTGAATGTTAATGCTTTTACCAACGGTAATACGAACACTATTGATGTCGGCTGGTATTTGAATAGATGCATACCCGTTAGCGTCCGTCTTTACGGTTTTTGCATCGATGATCAGTTTAGAACCGGCGGAAGCGGTGTTCGGAAACAATGTAGAGACATTAAAGTCAACTCTCGGCATAACACCAAGACCAATATCCGCGGTGAAAACATACAACGTGATAAAAGAAACATTGTTGTCTTTCGGCGGTAGGTCGACGGGTTGACCTTCAACCCCATCTTCTGATAAGAATGTAATGCGCGTGAACTTTGTATTGATAGCAAGCGGTTCATTCACTGTATACTTATCTTCAATGTCATCATATAACAGTGAAGACAATAAAATGTCCTCACCAACTTGAATCCACGGCTCTTCATTCGTAAGTCTTTGCTTTAAACGAATTTTATGAACAAGTTCCTGCCCAGTAGTTGGAACCTTCGGTCTAAATTTAAAAATTGACATCTCGTTACTCCTCTGAATGTTCGAATAGCGCGGCGCATGGCGGTTCTTCGGCATATTCAAAAATTTCAGTTTCGGGTGGGAAGTTAACAATACCGCCACCGACTATTACTATAACACCACTCATAAGAATATCTCCTTAAAATTATTTATAGTGTAATATATTTAGACAAATGGCATGAATACTTTTTGTGTATTCATGCCATTTGTCTAAACGTTTACTATGACCAAGAAGAACCATTCCAAATTTTAACCTTGGCCGATGACCATCGCGATCCATCCCAGATGCGTGGAATAGTTGACTTCCAAGTATCTTGACTTCTTATTTGAAGGAATCTACCGTGTGTTGATATTGAATCACCAGACGCGGTCATAAGACGTCTTACTCTCGGTAGATTGAGTTGAAGTCTGACAGTACCATTGCTTGATGACATCAGCGACGTATATGGGAGTGAGACAACATTTATAGCAGGCAGTCTTATTCTATTTTGAGAAACGATACCGAAGAGTCCTGAGAAAATACCAGGACTCTTCGTCATTATAAAAGATTGACTTCCAACAAGAAGCATTATGTCACCTGAAGAGTAGCGTAAAGGTCAACACCACCCGGAAGAGAACTAGATGGAACAAAACGACGACGAATATTTGCTGTGTTTGTACCAAGTCCTACCACCCATGCGTTGCCGTCCCAGTATTCAAATACTCCGAGAAGAGTACCATCGCTTGACTGCTCAAGGATAAGTGAATCTGTATCTGCGCGGTACATCTTGATAGTAAAGACCGCCGGCCAGGAGGTAAGAGCATCGGTCTGGGTGAATCCGAATGTTCCATCAACAACATTGGAATCTCCGAAGTTCCATTGGAAGGTGTCAGGAAGAGCGTCCTCTGTTTCGTAAATCAGACAGATTGATTTAACCTGGGCCACGACACAGACATCACCCATAGTTAGCCATTCAATAGCAAACTGGATTTGAGGAGCAGGAGCCAACCCAGAAAGGTCACCATCTTGTGGGGCAATAGTCCAAGCACCACTATTGTCGGCGATACCAGCGGTCCGATAGAGAATACGATATGGCTCTACCACTTTAACTAATCCTGGGAGTGTCTCAATATGTGTGTTAGCTACACCGAGGACTCGATTGAAACGAGTGGGGGAGCTCCCGAGATTCATAGCCGGAAGAATT